CGCACTCTACTGTGTTGATTAGTTTCGAGGGCAAACGCCGCACCGCAGTCGCATCGTTCAAGCAGGTACGGCGATTGCCTGGTCGGTATTCCTTACCGAGCGGGTGACAAAAGCCCGGCTAACTGCACCCACGTTGCACCTCCCTCCTTCTTCGCAGCCTTTATGCAAGCCTTGCAAAATTCCTCGATGTCTTTCTTGGTTACGCGCTCTATCTTGCGAATGCGGACCTTGCGCGTGCCTTCGGGACGGTGCTTCTTGCAATATGCAATCTCAGTTCCTTTCTCCCCCTGGTCGAGCGGAGGCTGAGTGTAAGCCCAGATGTGGATCTTTCCAGGCTTGGCCGCTGCCTTCTTAGGCTTAGTCTTGGCGACCAGACGGGAAGCCTGAATTGCAGTAACCAGGCTGGTCAGGTCTTCCGAACTCATTTCGATAGGACTGAGTTTATAGTCTTGAAGCCTCATTAAGGATGCTCCCATTGTGAAAGAATGTCTATGCTCATACGGCTTAGGCTTCCTTGCAGCGTTTCCAGTCGTTCATCATCCCTCCACTAAGCTTTCGGCAATGCGGCCGCCAATGCGCTGAAACTCGGACTGACGGTGGGGATCCAGGCGATGATCGTTGCCTACTCGGGTGAAGGTCTGGACCACATTATACATGGTGGCCTGCTGACCGGAACGAGTTGGAGCCTCGTGCTCGTAGGCATATTCGAGATACTGCTTTTCGTCCTCGGTCACACCGTACTTCTTCCGGTAGGATTCGATTACGGCGAGAGGATCCTCAACCACTATGGAATGGAGCTTCTGAAACGTGTCGCCAATACCATTGGACGCCAGTTCCAGAGCGTCAGTGAGGATCTCGTTGAACCTCTCGGAATGCTGAGACCTGATATGCCGGTACTTGGAGATCTCGCCGTGTCGGGTTCCCACCATGCCATTGGTACATACCAGAACCAGGATCATGGGGGCGACTGCATACGAGCTTAAGCCGGTCTCGGAGTTCCAGACTGTGATGCCAGTCTTGAAGACAGAGTCCGGATTGTCTGCAACGGCACGCCTGGACGGAGCGTCGGCAGGCACCTCGATCTGAAAAAAGTTGTCGTCGACGCGGGTCCGCACGTCCTCATCGTTTGGAATTCGACGGCCCAGTTCCGAGATAATGTCCGAATTGTCGAAAGGCTGATACCGGGTGGAAAAGACAGCCCGGATGCAGTCTTTCGGGTCGAAGCGAACAAAGAACTCGCCCCGGTCCTGACGCGCCTTCTGAAGCCAGTAGTTCAGGTGGTTGGCTTGCTGGGCCGGAGGACACTTTTCGAGATACGAATGGGGCAGGGCGATATGGTTGCCCTGTTCGTTTTTGGGTCCCAGGAACCTGCAGAGCTGCCGTTGTGCCTGGGGCTTGACATAATGGAAGTTGTCCCTGATCCAGATCTTGCTCAAGGACTGGAAGTCCAGCTTGTTGAGAGGGACGATCCGGTCCGAACAGCCACTATCGTACTTCAGGACGTCTTGAGCTACGTCCGCGAATTTTCGCCATGTAGAAAAGTACACCATGAGAATCTCCTAATGTAGAGGGTTGTTAGGGTAGGCCGAAGCATTTTACGGTCCTGACCAAGTGTTCATTCCGAACATAGTTGCCTCTAAGGGAAGGGAGGCCCCCGAAGGGGCCTCCTTGGATCAGGTGTTATTCAGCCGAGACCTCATAGTGCGAGATCTTGTTACGGTCGGGATACTCCCCACGGCGGTCTTTCTCGATGCCGATGGTAGCTTCTCCAACCGCCTCGGAGAGCTCGGGATACTGATCTCCCGGACGCGGCCTGCCCGCGGGCGGGGTCCAACCGAAGCAGCCCTTAAACTCTTGAAGCCGGGTGAGCTGCCTGTTCCTCTGCCGAGGCTCCGAGGAGACGTCCGGGAAGAACAACCGATCAATGATGGGGTCGGAAGTCGGATAATCAGGGGCGACCACGGTGACTTCCAACCAGAGCGAGGTCTTGGACGGATCGTTGGAGCACTTTACTTCCGGCACGCCGATAATCTGGATCCGAGCCCTGGTACGGGGGGCAATAAGTTCGGGCGGAACAGCTTCGTCCTCGTCGCCCCATGAGAATACGCCGTCCGAATCGACAGGAGGAGTTCCCTGTTCCGGGACTCCAACTCTGGTGTCTTCACTCATGTGAGGACCTCCATAAGAAAGGTGAATGATATGGCCACACGGCCCGGTTAATAAGGCTTGTCCTCCGTAGGAAGACCAGCCAGTTTTCTGAGGGCTCTAAGATTAGGCTCTACCCGAATGGGTATCTGGCCCCGGTTGTTCAAGCGTGACTTCGCCCTCACTATTCCATCAGGATTGATCAAAAGAGACCGTACAGGGTCCCCTATCTTGCGGCCACGCTTCGGGTCGTCTTTAAGTGTTCTCTTCACCTCCACGTAATAGATTTCGGAGAAAAGGGCCATCGGACTCTTCACGCGTCCGATGAACTGGGGAGTGAGTTCCTTCACACCCAAATCCGTGACGATTACTTTGTCTGGATGGGCCGTTACTACAACGTCGCACGGCAAAGAACAGATTCGGGTGAGTAAGTTCTGAAGCTCTTTTTGAGCTATGCCGTAGGCAGCCCGGCCATCGGGAACACCGGACGAGGACTCTTTGCCAGCCTCCATATAGCCCCATTCGAGCAGAGCAACGGAGAGGGTAGTAATGGAGTCCAGGACGTACGTCCCGATGCTGTCGAAAATACGGCTGCGCATTCTTTCCCGAAGAGTTCGGTCATACCGAATCCAGTCGACCGCCCGGTTGAGGCTGGGGGTCTCCCATGAATCGTCGACCCGGACCCAGCCCTCTTCCTCCCAGTGCCTGATGGAAAGAGCACCGGTCGGGTCCCACGAGTCTACCAGTACGGGCCTGATTCCAGTCGCTGCCGTCATTGTCTTGCCGTAGCCTGAGTCTCCATATAGAATGATGTTGGTCTTCTTACTGGACGAAGAACCGGCCCGTCGCTCGCCAAGGTCCTGGGAGAGAGCGGCCCAGGTAATGGCCGGAGCGGCGGCGCGGGGCTTGACCGTTCCGGACTTTTGGCTCGGCGGTGTCGTCTGTTGGGTAGTAAGCTGCGCCGTTTTCTTCTTCTGTGGTGTTGCTACCATACAGTTCCTCCTATAGTCCATATACGAAGGACAGATAGAGTAGTATAAGAGACAGCACGAAAGTCGCTGCGATCCACAATAAGCTCTCCATGTCCCTTTTATTCAAGGTTCCAGACCTCCTCGGCCTTTTCGCGGGTTGGATCCCAATACGATTTGGCCATGTTGTGGGGTATGCCCTCAGATAAGTGGCTTAACGGATTGATCCAAGCACAGCACTGGTCAAAGTATGGGCAAAGAGACGCAAAGTCATAACAGGCAATGGTACGGCGCTCGAAGATCTCGGGAAACTGCTGGTTCGAACCGTCAGCAAGGCTAACGTAGTCTTTCCGAAGATTCTTAACCATGTTGATGGTTTCGTGACGCCAGAGTTCGAGTTGCTCGTCCGTCAAGTAGACCGGTATTCGAAGAAATGCAGGTTTCTTGCCGCTCTTGTAAGGCACAATGATGGAAATCACGGCCCGGTCGACCTGGTGGTCCGGGTACTTCTTGCGCAGTGCGTAGAGGTACGTGGCCATCTGATTGGACAGTTGCCACTGGTTGATCGCCTTCTGGTTCGGCATACGCCCGGCCGTTTTCCAGTCCAAGACGAAGATGGACTCGTCCTCTTCCTGGCCAACGAGGTCCATGCGCCCGGCGATAGAGATGTCGTCGGTGAGCTGCATGTGAAAGGCCACCTCAGTGTGCAGGACAGTGAATTTTTCTTCCGCGCCATACCACTTAAGGTACTGCTCGATAATGGGTTCGAACTGGGCCGCTGTCTTGGGGGCGTTTTCCACGTCGTCCATTTCCGTGAATACGGCCCGGTAGAGTTCAGTAGCTAAGTCGATTGCTGTCCGGCGATTCTGGGCATCCCAGCCGTGCCGGTAGCAGTGAGCCAGCATGAGGTGCACCGCCTCTCCCCATTTCGTGTGCACAGAGGGTCTTGCAGAACCCCACCCCATCAGGTACTTAAACATGAACCTGCGGGGGCACCGTGCATATAGAGTGAGCTTCGAGTTGTCCAATACGTGCCATGATGGATGGACCTCTATGGGATAAGAGAGATCCGGCACGTGCGAAATTTTCATTCAGCCTCCTTCCCCGTTACGTCCTGGACGAACTGGCTGGCTCGCTCTCTTGTAGACTTCGGCCCCAGTCCTATGGACATAAGGTAAGCGTTGGCAGTTAGATAGTCTGGGAAGCCCTCTACTAACTGCATTGCAAGGACCATACTGGCCATGTCCCTGACGACTTGGGACAGAAGGCCGCCCCGAGACTTAGGCAAATTGCCGCGTTCCACGTAATAACGCGCAATGGCAGCCAGGTCCGTAAGTGAAGCACGGCCGTAGACGACTACTTTAGGTTCGGAATTTTCCATGTTGTGCCCTCATGGTGAGTGCTTAATTATAAGGAGTTAAGGGCAGTTTGTCAAGCTTTTTCAATGCAAAAACATGCAAGCCGCCTGAAAAGGTGCGTGGCCCTCTGACCCATTGTTCCTTTGGGTCGAATTCGGCGATCATGGACCGGCACACCGGATCCCGACCAATGATCTCACACACGGCGTTGAGCCACTCGCCGAAAGTTCGCCAGTATCCTTCGGTTCTCGGTGTAAGCATCATAATCAAGCCTCCTCTCTTGGACGCTTTGGGTCTCTTGGGATGAACTGAGGGCATTCGTAGACCGGGGCCATGATGCCCGTTGCCTTACACAGTTCGTAACGCTGCTTTGCGGTGAGGCAGATCGTCGGAGTTCCGTCCAGGAGCGCAC